CGACCGCCATGATCTGTGTAATCAGCACGTTGTGCATATGATGGGAATACGAAGGATCCAGTGAATGCGACGTTTCCTACATCAACGAATAACGCTGCTGTTCCCTTTGATTCTGCAATTCCGGCATTTGCTTTTACGAATGCTTGTGCAAATTGTGCAGATGCCGAAGCATTTGAGCCAAAGTTGGAAGCATAAGAGCTACCAGAATGCAGAGCAAAGCCCTTGAACTGGCGACCACCAAGAACGCCGAATGGAAGATATCTGGTGTCAGTAGCACCGGCATCAACGTCCTCGTTCATTACAACGCGAACATACTTTGATCTATTGGGGTAGGAGCCATTTTCATTGAGTTGTTTGTCAACAGAATCCCAAGAATAGGATCTATCTCCGATTCTTCTAGCGATATAAGTTTCTGCACTTGGATCAAGGGTGAGGCCACTAAATGTCTCAATAACTTGAACTGCTTTGTCCGAGTCCGAGGCTAATCTAATTTGAATCGTGAAAGAACCATATGAATATATATCTGGATTTGGTGCAGCTTTGATATCTGTGATAGACACCTTGATGTTCTTCTGAGTCCACTCGCCTTCGTCTAGCGACACAAGCTTGAATAGTTGTGCCATATTAACAGGGTCGTAGCTTGCGGGTGTTGTGCCAAGATCTTGTGATATAAACCATCCAGATTCGGCAGCTTGTGATTCAAATCTCATGCTGCCCTTGTTTACAGAGCCGCTTTGAAGAGCAACGATAACACCAAATTGATTACCGGCAGTTAATGATGTTCCAACTGTTTCTTGTATTGATCTGTCGAACGATTCACCGAGCCAGTATTTTTCAAGGTTCGTTGTGGTCGTTACTGTGCTATTTACGAAAATTGGGTTTGTGTTGAATACTTTTCTGATGTAGATATCGGACGAAGGCTCAAAGTTAAATGAACTTGTCATTATGGCTGCGCCTGCGGCGGTCTTAACGATTGCTTTAAATTCTGCGTTATCGCCAGTAGAAGATACCAATATGGCACTTCCAGTTACTTGTGTTCCTGTGCTTCTTTGCGAACCTGTGAGGACAATTGAACCTCCTTCATTAATATACCATACTGCTGCCAGCGTTCCTGTTAAACCGCTTGTTGAAGAGCCAGAGGCAATAACAAACAATCCATATGCTCCACCGTTGGAGGCAACTGTTGCGTTAGCGGTGGCGACTGTTGTTTGCCAGCCGGCTTTGCCTGCCGCTGTAGCGGCCGTGTCTTGTTTTCCGGTAATACGGAAAAAGTTTATTGGGCCAACGCTGGCGTTTAAATAAGCCTGTGCGGCGTATGCTGCGTATGTTGGGGCAGTATAATTTCCTGTTCTCCAAACGTCGCCGCCGATGTTGCCGGGAACTGGTTCGCCAAAGACTTGTACGAAATCACTATAAGAAGCAACTTGTACCGGGCGCATTGAGGGGCCGTGTTCTGATCTGCCTATAATAATTGGACCAATACCAACTTCATCGGCTGGGATGATGGACTTGTCTACTTCGCTAATGTAGATGCCGGGAGAAAGAAAGCGGTATCCTTTTGCAGTCATGTGGTATAAACTCCTTTAACGATTAAATGATTAATTTAATATCTGGTAGTAAATAGTCTATAGAATCGCAAAAATCCTCTCTTTTTTTATTTAAGAGTGTTAATAATAACCGTTTCTCTTGGAAGCTTAAACTCCACTACTGTTTCCCTAATGATAATCTTGGGAGTATCACTCTGTTCGTTATCATTAAAAATATACCCAAGAACATCAAACTTTAGTTCTGACATATATAATCTCTCATTGTCTGCCATGTTCTTTATGTTGTTTGTCATTGATATAATAGAATCGGTCGGATAAAGCAATTCATATGAATGTCCTTCTCTTCGAATTGAAAAGATTCTTGATTGACCATTAACTGCAATAAACTGGGTTATCATGCTGTTCATCTGCTCTAAGTAATAGCTCTTAAGAGTTACTGAATATGAACACTTAATGTGTACTGGTATTGGGGCAGTTACAATTTCATAAACTATCTTTTTATTTTTGTTTCTTCGGTTAAAATCCTGTGATTCCCTAAAGGAGTCTGCATTTGCAAATTGTGATGTTTTTGCCTGCTGAATTAACGCATCAATTCCTATAACTCCGTGACCATTGTAGTAATTCTTGTTTGTAGGAATGGAGGCTTGATATTTGCCTCTAAAATTTGCCGCTGGAGAAGTTGCCGTTCTTTCTACAGAAATTAGTGGCAATATTAATCTTCCACCACTATCTCTTATGTCTTTATTGTTCTTAATCTGAAACGATCTTTCCGCAGAAGTCCATATGATAGGTACTTTTTTGTATCCTTCATGTGTTTCCAAGTTGACATTTATTCTATCATTTAGCCAATCATAAACAGCAAAATCTATTGTTTCTACTTTAGAAGGAGACAAAGGAATGGTAAATGTTTTTGGATCAATTGGCCTTTGCATCGATTACCCCACAAATACTAATGAAGGAATTTTTTGTTCAATTTTCTGCAAATTATCTGATAGCACAGCTTGTTGTTCAACTATTTTGGGGTATATCATTTCTGCCAGAATTGTCTTCAATTCATCTCTCAGTTCTTTCTTTTCTGTTGCCGCTTCTGATAATAATGCAGTACCATTTAAAGTAACTGTTTCGCCGGGAATTGGGATTGTGTTAAATTTAGATCTAACTTGGCCTAATGTTTCTTTACACAGTACCAAGGCATATCTTCTAATCCATTGTTTGCCAATTGAGTTAATACTTTCATATGGAATATTAGCAAATGGCAACGTATTCATGTTGTTGATTCCATGTACGCCCGTATCCATACCTGTATCGTTTTCGGTCCACGGATCCGTTGGTATTGTAAACTCAACCCAGAAATTAGCCGGCGTTACGGTGCTTGGTACTGGAAATAATCTCAACATGTTATTCTTAATCTCAAAAGAATAATGAGAGTTTCTTGTATAAATCGATGTTTCATAGGCCATGGCTTGTAACTTATTTTGCCACACCGGAATGACCTCAAAAGTTGAATCATCGGCGTATTGTCCATATGAAGATAGATTGCCAACTGTATTCAGCCCACCATAATATCCAAAAAATCTCCACATTGCTGCTGGGGTTTTATAAAAGACCCTTCTTATGATTGCTCGCTTGTTTCCTAGTTTTCCTGCATATGGTACGGGGCCCCCGGTGGCTGCGTCTATATTGTTGACAGATGCAGATTCAATTATGTCCTGTAAATTATAATCCTGTTGAGTATCAACAGTATCTAATGATGCAGAGTAAATTGGGTCATTAGACGACAATCCACCCTCTACAGCAAATGCTCTGCCTATATTCCTCACAAAGTCTAGAGAATATTTTGGATAGGCTAGTTCGACTCTATTGCCGCTTAAAGCTGTATATAAGGCAGAACCAGAAACTAATTCACCATCATGATTAAATGTGCCGGTTGTCTTGCCAAGATAAGATGGGAGTGCGTTTGTTGCTTGATGCAAATTGACGATATATGAGTATTCTAATACTGATTCTTCATAAGCAGCATAAACATTTCCAGTTGTCAGTTCAATATCTAAAATATCTCCACCAAGCTTTTTATATACAAAAGCAACTTGATCTGTGGCTCCGGATATAAAAGCCGCAGAAGTGGAATAAATGCCAAGCGGCAAGGTGGCAACTACATCCCCCAATGTTCCGACAGAAGGAAGTACAATGGCACTTAAAGTGCTGGCGGGAGTTAAGGTAGGGACGGCCATACACTAATTAGTTTTAATATCAGAAAGAATACTTAATGCTTGCAAATTCATTAGGCAATAAAAAACCCCCGTTATTTCTAACGGAGGTTCTTTACCGAGATAGATTAACTATCTTGTTTGGCTACTATGCGCCGCCCTCACCAAACATGCCGCGAATGACAACCAGACCGTAAAGGTCGGGACGAATCATCTTTTTTGCATATCTGGTCATAACGCCCTTACGTGGAACGAAATCATCGATACCAAAGATGGTAGGAGTGACTTGTAGTGGCACATAAGGTGCATATACGAATCCGCTTTCAAGGAAGGAACTTCCCTTACGGCCGATTAGTATTACGTTACGGAGGAAGTATGGATCAACATACACATCCCATTTCTTGGAAATGGAACCGGAATTAACAACACCAACTTCGCCTCTGTCTTCATCAACAGCGATTTTTGCACGGAATCCAGCGGTCATTTCGAGGATTGAGGCAGTTTCTGGACCACAGACGAGGAAGTTTGCACCACCACGAAGAGTCTTTCTGTGAATCTGAGCAGACAGATCGTTGAGTGTTTCGATAAGGGTTTCATACCACATCGAAACGGTACCAGTGAAATCTGGAGCCTTTGTTGATGCACCAACTTCTACGCCAGTTGTTCTGTTGACAAACAAGCCGGGAGAACGTGCCCAGTAGTAGGTTCCAGCAGTTGCACCCTTAACCAAGTCTTCAAGAATTTCACGGTCGATTTCAAGACCGATTTGCTCTGAAAGAATTGAGGTAAGCTCAACTTCTGCATCAAGATTGTGATAAGCACTGAGATCTTGTCCAAGTTCTGGCGACCATTTTGCTTTCATTTTCTTGGTGATGGCAGTTACAGACACTGAATCAACTTTTATGTCAATTTCTGGAATTGCGGTGTTGCCTTCAAGACCCCAAGCACTTTGTCCGACTACTGAACCGAGAGCATTGCCAGCACCAGCAGCAGCAGTTCCGCCAAAGTCGTCAGTCTGTGCATAGCTGATTGCTGTAGTACCAGAGAGAACCATATCGGTGAGGATATTGGCAACAGTTCTCACTCCGTCAAGAGAGACAAATGGCAGATACAGTAGTGTCTTGGAAGAAGTAGTACTACCAATAGAAGTTGCGCCATCACCAATTTGGTTTAACCTTCTGACCAAGCGTGTGCCGCTGGCTGAGCCGGTTACGTTTGGAACAGTACCGTTTAGCGTAACTGTTACAAAATTTTTCACATTTAATTGATCAAATGCAGAAAGTGGTGTCGAGAATATTGCAATATTGGTTGTACCAGAGACAAAATCAGCATCATAGTGTACGAAGGTATCTACGTTTGCGCCACCACCAGTTGTGGCACCGGCACCGAAAGTACCAGAAGCAACTAGTGTAAGTACGGCACTGTGCGAACCCGTTGGAGAGGTATAACCGTTGCTAAGGTTATAGAAGCCCTTCTCAGCGTTTGCAGCAGTTAAGCTAACACCACCAGTGATTTGCTGACCAACTACTCCACCACCATATACGGAATCTTGTGCTTCGTAACCAATTCTTGGACCTGAGCCGGCAGTTGAAGATATCTGGAAGTCGAGGAAGAATATCAGACCCGATGGAAGGCTCATTGGTTGTACCGAAACGAGTTCGTGGGCGATTAAGCCAGCGAATACTCTACGGACGATTGGAAAAGCTACAGCGGCGAAGCCTTCTACGTCGCCACTTGCCATCGATGAAGATTCACGGAGAAGTTCTTTTGCTTGGTTCTCAAGCAAACGAGCCATTCCATGACGTTTGCGTTCATCGGAAATTCCTTCCAATAAACCTGTTTTTTCCCACTTTTGAACGAGAGCATGGCCTTCTTTGCGAAGATCTCTGTTAACCATGCCTTCTGTTAGTTTTTGAATTATAGACATTTTAAAATACTCCTTAAATATTTATTTTTTTTTAGCTGCAATACCTGCGAGAATTTGCATTCTTTCAATAGCTGGTGAAGATATTGAATTATGTTCCTCTCGCTCTATGATAGAAGAAGAGTTTCTATAGATTGCTTCGCTTAACGATTTTGGTCCATTTGACGTACTTGGCAGAATGGACCGCGTTGCGCTTTGAAGTGTTTCATAGATGACTTTTGCTTGTTCTATCGATTTTGCATTCGTAAGCGTTTCGACAATTTTATGTTTTTGCCGCTCATTCAAGGAGTCATTGCTTAGAACACGATTTTTGTAAAGAAGCTTGGCATTAGATAATGTTAAATTGCCAAGCTTCTCTTGAAGAGTTTTTATGCCGGCTTCATATCGCTCAACTTTATCAGCTAAAGCTTCTGCAACCGGTATAATCTCTTTCATCTTATTTTGATAAGATAAAACTTTTATTTTTAAATCTTTGTTTTCTTTCTTAATCTTGCCGTACTCTTCTTCTGTTTCTTTGTCGAGTTGTACTTGTTTTGCTCTTGCAAGTTCATTTGCATATTCAATTTCTGAGCTTGTGGCATGATACGTGTGGCCGTGGGGAACTACTTTTGCGTCTACTGTTAGTTGCTCTAATACATCAAGCAATTCACTTTTATTCACTTCATAGCCACTGGTGCTTCTTACGGCATTAAGTCTTATATTTAATGCTTCTGCGATATTCCTTAATGGAATCTCTATCTGCTCTTCATCTTCTGGACATTGCTTTTCATCGCAAAGCTTTTCTTTGTCTGCAATTCCTTTTTTGTTTCTGTCCAAAAATGCAAATGGCATAGTTTTAGTTACTTCTGGTGATTCTGGCGTGGTTGTGGTGCCAACGTCTGTTAAACTAATTCCAATATCTTCTTGCTCGCTTAAAAGCTTTTCTAGAGCTTGTTTAACATCAACGGTATATCTTTCCAAAACCATCGCCTCCGCATTTTTTAATGCAGCTTCTTTAAGCGTAATCGCATCTACTATAGCTTCATCTAATAAAGACATACATAAATCTCCAATAAATTATATTATTATAAAAATAAGTAGTACCATAATACCAAAAATGCAAAAAATGTTTGTATTTGATACTGAACGGTTGAATGATAAAGATAAATAAACATTATTAATTCATAGTTAAGCTGTAAACTGTGGATTAAATGTATTCTCTCTTACACGATAACATTTTGCTACGATTTCAAACTTGTTTTCTATTTGGCCAAATAATGCCTTTGGCTCCATTAAGGTTGTTATTTCGTAATATTTATCGCCATAAAGAACAAAGTCTCCTTCACGAACATAAAGATTCTGATCTTCTGTCAATCTTTTCTTATGAAAATGAATTTCAATTGTTGTTGACTTGTCCAAGCCAAACGAGTCTTCATTCTTTGTTTCATCACCATTGAACTTAACAAGAGCATAAATTCTTACTGGAGAATAAAATATTTTCTGTAATGCCTCTCCGTATAATGAATGGAAGTTTGTCCTTTCGGCATCTATAGGAAAATACAATACCTGCTGGCCTATGACCCTCTCAATAAGCTCGTCGTTGATTTGTTTAACAAGATTGCGCTCTTTCTCTCCTGCAAACATTGGAGGAGGAGGAGTTGCTGGTTGACTCCAAGCAGTATCAGATTTTTTAGCTCTTGCCATTAATATAAATAGAAATAAACTTTTATTCTACACACACAATGTTGCTTTCCACTCCATATTCTGATTATCCGTCAGGCAGATCAAGTGTTCTTCCCCAACGTTGCAATCTGAAATGATAGAAGAAGAAACAACACTTTGCGCTATTAACGCAGATGCGTATGGCTCGCAAACTCTTATAGCCGTTGGAATTCTGCCAATTTCAATATTAGCTAATACCCAATTAATTACATTTTCCACTATGAATTCTCCAACATAATTTGATCAGCATCAGTAGTGGTTTGTGAGCCAATCAAATAGCCGATGGTGGTGGCACCGTCCATTAGCTTTTGTCCCGTCTTGCCATCGGTACAATACATGACATCTCTCAATCTTCCAATAAATGTATATGGAGTGGAAAATTTACGCATGGTTATTGCTTGCCTAACAAACTTGCCCGATGTTGTTCTGAGTGTTGTTGTATCGGACTGAGGCATTGTTTGATTCGCAGTTATCGGTATTATTGTACCGGCACTTGGAGTAAATACACCACAATGTCCCGATCCATTGGAGGAGTTGTGGCCGAGGAGGGCGAGGCCGGTGCTGGTGACGAAGCTGGTACTTATGACTGCTGCTCCACTACAGAGAATCCCATATAATCTTCCATCTGATTCTGCGTCTACTGCATCAGAACTCTCTGGGTCTAGAATGGCACCGGCAATAAATCCGAAAGTGGTGCCAGAAGAGGTGTTTAAAATAACTGCAATGCACTCTTTAGATTCCCACAAAAATGCATTTCCTACGCCGGCTGTGGTGACCCAAGTTTTCCACCATCCAAACGTTGTACCTCCAGTAATTGGGGGATTGAGCGTCCAGTTATTAAATGAGCCAGAACCTTTCGTGATATTAACGAACATATTGTTTGTAGTAGAAAGATCTGGTGTAGCCATGCCAGTTGGCGAATTGATGGCAGAGCCTGCCATTAACACCACTTGCGACGAGCCAGAGGGGGCGGGTGGATAACACCAGACGGCTTCTCTTGTTGAACTAGAAAGAAAGGTATTTCCAGTAAAACTCCAAGCTGAATTTGCTCCCTGATTTCTTGGAGTTGCATCGGCGTAAGAGCCGGTTGTTCCTAACACGTAAACAGCATCTAGTACTGACGCTACCGTGGCAGAAGCAAAAGCTACAGAACCTACATATTTCCACTGTACATGTTGTAAACTCATTATGAATAACTCCCTGATGTTGATAGTTGAACAAAGTCTGCAAATTCGATAGAAGAGCCAACTGTTGGAGCAACATAGTCGTAACTTCCGTATACTGCTGTAGTGGACACGCCGCTGGCATCTGAAGATGTGGCCGTTCTTAAAACCCAAACACCGTCAATTAGAACTAATTCTGTTGCCATTATGTGGTCCCAACAATATAAAAGCTAGATACTCCATCTGACACAATTGTAACACTTCCAGAGTTAACAGATATTATAAGTCCCGTGGCTCCATCGATTGTTTGAGAGCCGCTTGGTTTCAATAAGATATTGTTTGTTCCGGCAGTACCGCCAGTGTCTTTAAAGATCATTGTTTGACCGGAAGGATAAGTCGAAACAGCATTAAAGCTAGCTGTAACGGCGCTAACCGCTGCGCTGATGCCACTAAAATAACTATTGGATGCCACTACAAAGTTGCTAGAAAACGTTCCATACCCTGCTTTTAAAGCAGCAGAACCCAATATATTTCCCACTACTGTTGCGTTGCTGTTGACTGTTAGGGTGGTTGCCGTAATAGTTGAGCCAGTTACAGTAGTGAATAGTGCTGTTGAGCCTGTCACTGTTGAGCCAGTTACAGTAGTGAATTGTGCTGTTGAACCAGTGATGGTAGTGAATAGTGCTGTTGAACCAGTTACAGTAGTGAATCGTGCTGTTGAGCCTGTCACTGTTGAACCAGTGATGGTAGTGAATTGGGCTGTTGAGCCGCTTACCAATGTTGTGTTATATATGCTTCCTGTAAATTGGTGTGTATCAGCAACATCGTCACCGAAGATTGTCGAACCAGATTTAAATATTTGAGAGGCAGAAACAATCAAAGTATCTGCTCTTAATGTACCAGTTAAATATAGAGTGTTTGTTGTATAATCAAAAGTGAAGTTAGAACTTCCAGAAATCTTTTGTAAAGATCCAGAAGCAAATTGAACAGATTTGTCTGGACCGTTTGCTACTGCGCCCGTAAGTTCACTGCTAGCATACATCCACCCAAATCTGCTCATATTATTATCCTACCCCGTTTGATCCTGACCAATTGCTACCAGATGGACCAGAATTGGTCAGTAGATTTGAATCTATGTTTGTAAGCTCTGCCAATATGGAAGCACTTGTTGGAGTTGCCGTATTCGATAAGATATATATTGAATTTACTTTTATTTTCATTTCAACGGAAGGTGGTGGACCGGTGAGGCTGGCGGGGGCGGCTGGGATTATGAAATAATTTGTTCCCTTAGCGCCGTTCGCAGAAAATCCTACTCTTAAAGCAGAACTGGTGGTGGTGTTGGCTATCACAATTCGCTGCGTTACAAAAGGGAAGGCAACAACCGTTGGAGTCCCAGAACTAGCAGGGGCTGCGATGCTTGACGTAGCGTAAGGTATGCCAGATACTTGGTAAGACCCGACATTTCCTAACCCAACATAGTATGGATTACTAATGGACATTATTATTAACCTCTCTTCTTACTATAAGTATTATCATTTTTAGAATTTGCCTTCTTTTCAAACTCTCTAATTCTTTTTTTCTGGTTTTTTATTCCCTGAAGTTTTGCTTTTCTTTTTGTGACAGAAGGTTTTTCGTAGGCTCTTCCTTCTTTGATTTGTTCGATCACTCTTTCTTTTTTTACTTTCTTCATAAATCTTTTTAGCGTTCTTTCAAAAGGTTCGCCCTTTTTGGGAACAACCTTTACCATAACATACGTTCTTCTTTTAGACATAAAAACCTCTTATTTTGTTTAATCTTTCTTTAAGTTTGTTAACTTTGTTTTCTTTTTGTAGTTGTGATTGAATACTGTTTTGTACTACTTCGCCGGCAGCAAATTCATAATCACTGTTACTAATATAAATAGTACCAAGTTTGCTTTTCAGATCTCGCTGGAGAGAGGTATTATCAGTTACTATATCCCCCCAATATGTTTCCAAATCCATTACATTGATTCCTATTTTGCCATTGCGTTTAATTGTAGTATCTTCTTCATCTTCATGCTGCATTAAATTTTGCTGAAATTCTTGGCCAAGTCCAATCATTGTTGCTGTTAATGATGTGGGGGCTCCCATGCCGCCGCCTCTAGTGTTTGCAGCAACCAACGTGTGTGCTCCCTGAGCACTCATTTTTTCTAGAAACTTTGATGTTAAAATTGTTGTAACAATTTCTTTATTGCCAAGCTTTTTAACTTCTTCCACTTGATAATCAAAAATTTGTTTTTCTTTTTCTTCATCTGTTAATTCTTGATTATATTTAAGCTCTTCTTCTTTTATCTCTTTGGCACCTACCATGACACCAGCTACAAGTTGTTCTGCCCCATGACTTGTTAGACCATAGGCCATCAAGCTTTGTTGTTGCTCTTCGGACAACTGATCAAATTGCTGAATCAGATCTTTTTGTGTTTCTGGAGCAGCCGATGCCAAGACAAGACGCTCGCTGTGGCCTCCCAGCCCCAACAACAAAGCTATGATAGTACCATTAAAAACTTTTCTTAAATTGGTGCCGTTAGCAAACTTCTGCATTGTATCGCCAAGAAACCCCTCTTCTATCAAGTATTCTTTTAATTCTTCACGAATTAATTGGCGAAGCTGTGCTTCGTTGATGTTTATTTTTTTATTTGCTTCCATCCACCTGTCATCCTTAAGAGATTATCTATGTTAATTCCGGGATCGCTTGGATCGGTATCCGCCAGTGGATCGCCTGCTTTTGCTTCGTTTATGTGACGGCTTGGATCGCCAACTTTATCTATTGCAGTTGTGCCATCAAATATATTGATTCCGCCATACGCTTTTTTGCTAACTTCTTCAAGCATTTTTCTTTTTTCATTTTGAAACTTTTGCTTTTCAACTAATCTTTCTCTATGCAAATCTTCATTAATGTTGACAGCCGATGGTTGTCTGGATTCTGCAATTGGACTTCCAGTTTGCTTGATAATTTCTTTTATGACGGTTGATAGCTCTTCTTGCATTGCTTCTTTTACAAGTTGCTTAACAAGGGGCTTTAACATTAATCTAAGTTCGTTTTTGTTCATTATTCGCTCTATGCTGCTG